TCCGGGGTTATTTGATTAATATTTAACTTGTCCCGATTTTAACGGGACACTAATGACCTTAAATTAAAAAACTAATAACTAAAGCCATTAACCATATCTAATAATCCAAACAATTTCCTTTTTTTATTCTTTCTTCCTGCTGCTCTTCAGCCTTCCTCTCGCATATCTGAGAGTCAGCAGAAGCACAGCGCCTATTATTATGACAGCGATGCAGGACGCGATGGGTTTTTCTATGTTCTTCTCCCACCAGCTCAGCTTTCTCTCCACCGGCACAGGCACGTCATTGTTTTTTCTGCCAATGTTCGCCATCGAGTCCACCATCGCCTTGTACGTCTCTAAGCTGTCCTTCATTAGCGTGTTCAGCGAGTTCTCCACGTACCTGTCCCTCCAGTGCCAGGTCTCCGTCTTCTTCACGTTTCCCTCTTCGTCCACGGTCGTAGCCGTCGAGTCCCTGTTCACGGTCTTGTCCGTCTTCGCCCTCTCCACGTATCTCAGCACTATGCGGTTCCAGTACACAGTGTCCTTCACCACCTTCGTCACCCTCACGCTGTCCGTTCTTGTCAGCACCGCGGGCTTCTTCGCGCCGCAGCCGGCCAGCATACTGACCATCAGGCAGAGCAGCATCCCCCACAGTGCTCCTACAAATTTACAATACAATTCGTCCATCATAACCGTTTCCCCTTAAAAACTTCATCCTTCTTCACTCTTTTTTTCATCGCCTCCTCCACAGCCTCGCCGATGTCCTCGTCTTTCTTCTTCATCAGCGCTATAAGGAAGCGCTTTATCGAGAATCTGTTCTTCACGCCGTGCAGCTCACACACATGCCCGACGATAGAGTCCACCTCCCATACACACCCAAAGCCAAGTCCTACCGCCGCCGTCACCACATGATTCGTCCATCCCAACGGCTCGAAGATAGCAAGACCGAGCACCGAACCTAATATAAGGTAGGTGATATAGTCCACCGCCTTGTTGCATGTTCTTCTGCCTGCTCTCGAAAAGCGGAAATGCTCATGTTTATGCAGACTCTCGCTCACGCCGAACCAGAAGTCCGCCACTATCAGCACCACTATCAGCACCAACATCCATCTCAGATCGAAGAGCGCAGACAGCGCCTCCCCTCCCATTGTCCCCAAAACGACGGCCTTACCCGTACTTGTAGTCAAGTTATTAACCATCCAATCAATCTTTTTTATACTAACAAAAATCCCAAACAAAAGAATAATCCTTCCTAAAAACCAAGAAGCTCAGCAGCTCAGTCCAGCCTCCTTCATCGCCTTTCTCACCGTCCCGAACATCTTCACCATCGTCTCCACGTAGTTCGGAGCCGTCGCATACTTCTTCCGCCCCTCCTGTATCTTCTTCACGTAGTTCTCAGGACTCATCCTGTACGCCCAAGCCTCAGGCCACGATTTCTTCAGCACAGCGGCATGGTCTCTCAGTGCCTCGCCAAGAGTGGCATAGTGTCTGAACAGTCGCTTGCAAGTATACTTATACAGACCCTTGCCAGCCACATACTCTATCTTCACCACCTTCTCCGGCGCCGTGAACCTCACCGTCTTAGTTCTGAAGTATTCATGCGTTGTGACAAGCAGACATTTCTCCACAGGCCATCCACCTCTCGTTATACCAAATACATTATACTTGCCGATGGTGCTCTTGCCCCATCCGCTCTCCAGTGCCGCCTGAGCAATGATAAACACGGGCGAAATGTCCGCATTATAAGCCGCAGGAGCCATCCATTTACAAAATTCCTTAGGTGTCATCTTCTTATTTATTATTTGTCAGTTATTGTTTCTTATTTGCGCCCATTATGCAGCGGCACAGATAGGCTTAGAAAGGCTCAGTGAGACTCATCGTTCATTGCCAAATCCCTTTTTAAGAGTTCATTATTCCTGCCGTCTTCAATGCTTTTATAATAGCGTTTACTTTGTTTATTACGGTTGTTAATGATGCTGAGGAAGACAATTCTGCCTGCGCTGCCATTTTACCTGTCGGTATATTGTCAAGATTATACTCCTCTTCTTTTGTTCCTGTCAATGTGAAATACCAGCTTGGAGTCCCTTGGGCTGTTCCGCCGGAGGCGAAGCACACCTTTGCCAAAGAGTTCGACAATGACAGCACGCCCTTGATGTCGCCTACGCCGAAAGCAAGACCGCTTGCGTATTTTTGGGCGTACCATGCGGGGGCGCTATTGGCGCCTTTGACCACCTTGAGCCATGTGCCTTTTGCATAGTCATCACTTATAGCACTCCAGCCTCCAGTGGTGGTATTCTTCAATGTGACGCTTACGTTGTCAAGGGATGTGATGTTATGGTTGTGTGTTGTCGAAGCCTTGCCGTTGAGAGCCGTATAGACAACCTTGTTCTGCACCGGGTTGGTGGATGTACTGCTGAGAGCCGAGTCAACCGTTATGTTATTGTTGGTTGTTGCAAATGTCGTATTGCGCTTAAAGGTTAGCTTGTTGCCATCTATCGTGACATCAGTGATGGCGTTTCCGCTACCTATTGTCTCTACCTTGTTGAAATAGGACGAAAGCATTGTCTTAAGCTTCGTCACAAGGTGGAAGAGTCCTTTATCGTCAAGATATGCCATAGTAGAAAATTGAGCCACGCCCACCAATAAGGTGAGCGTAGCGATGAATTAAAAATTAGAACAATGTTTCGATGTAGGTCTCGTCTATCCTGTCGTTGATGAGGACAAGACCGCCTGACGTTGCGTCAAACATATACAGGCTTCTGTCCATCGAGTAAATCTTTCCTGCTGTAGGCTTGATCAGTCCATTGGAAATGTTGCCGAACTTGTTTGAGTCACCAAACGTACCGTATTGTGTCGAGCCGACAACCTCAACAAAACAGTTCTTGGTTGTGTTGAACATTATTTTTCCACGTGTTGAAGAACCTGCCATGGTAACGGTTTCTCCAAATGTTATTCCGCCGAACTCAACTACGCCGTATGCGGATGTGGGGATAGCACCCTCATTGACCATCATGGTTTTGCTGTCGTAGACACCGTACACATCATCAAGTCTCTTCCAATCGTCTGCTGAAATGAGACCGTGGAAACCTTCCGAGGCATCCCACAGGTGGATGTCCTTGACGTGTCCGTCACCGTCAAGAGCAGCTACACCGTTATTTGCACCCTTCTGGCTTAAGGGTATCTGCGCCTCGTTTGTTACGTTGCCAAGACCTACCTGATTTTTGGTGACTCCGTGCGGATTCTGCTTGTTTTGGGTGTGGGTGGTAAGATTGTTCCGTACGTCCGTGATAGCCTTGTTTACTATCTTGTTCTGTACCGGATTGGTCGATGTTGTAGAGAGTTCTGTATCCACGATAATTGATGTCTGCGCCTCACCCAATTTTTCCCACTTTGATGCGTCGTATGCTGCCGTTGTGTCACCAGTATAAATATACTCCGCATAGACATTCTTTTCAGCTGTGCTTGAAGCAAGCTTCAAGTAAATCTTCGTGGCATCAATGTTTGATGTAGGAAAGTCAGTGACAACCTTGTAGAGTGACAGGTCTATTTTGATGTTACCAGAACCCACGACGCTCTCACCGTTAATTGTCTTCATTGCCGGCATCTGTGCCGCTGTAAGTTTGCCGTCAGTGCCGAGAGTTGCCACGCCATTTGCCTTACCCTTCTCCGATGCGGGTATCTGCTTAACGTTGTCCACGTTAGCCAGGCCCACATCAGCCTTTGCAATCACTGGGTTAGTGGAAATCTTTTTGCCGTTGATGGTATAGCCATCTACAGCTGTCTTCACTGCTGCGGAAGAATTATCCGCATACTCTTTGGTCTTCGCAACGAGTTTTGACAGACCTTTCTCGTCTAAATACTTTGCCATAATTCTTAAAAAAATTAATTAATAAAACATTGATATATAGATTGTAAAAAATCTCATTGTAATGCTATATGCTCTCGTTAAAGGCATCATCAATGCCCTTTAGGTCTATTGCTTCTGTTTTAACTTCTTCCAACGTCTCAACACGTGGTTTCAGTTCCTTCATTTCCAAATTCAAAGAGTCAACATCTTTACGCACTTCCTTGAAAGCCTTTGTTACAGACGCATTGGCGATGGCGTTGTATGACTCTTCGTTTAATTCCACATCTATTGTCACTTGCGCTGCTCCACCAAGGCCTATTTCCGACTCTATGAGAGCCGTGACGGTTTCTATTTGCGAACCGCCACAATCATTTTTAGTCTCCATAACAGAACTATCCTGCTGTGCCACAAGCTGCCATACGTCAATTTTGTCTACAGTGTTCATGCCTCGTTCGCCATCGTTCTCAACTAATGTGAGGGTGTACGCTCCAAGGTAATGCTGCGTAGAGCCGTAGCACGTGCCAGCGATGATACCGCCTGGTTCTGTATGCCAGTCAATATCACAACGATGACCATACGTATTACGCAGCAGAACCTTGACAGTTTTCCCCTTAAAGCTTTCTGCCTCTCCGCCACGTTTGACAGTCCATCGGAAGTTAATGTCATTGCCTATACGTATCTTTTTCATATCTTAATATTTTATGTTTTTACACAATGTCCTTTCCATGCCCGCAGCGTAAAGTCATTGCCACGTACAATGTTCTTCATCCGTCTTTTATTTTATTTAATTAGTATTTATTATTTGCCAGCCTCTCAATCCTTCCTGCCTGCCCTTTCATTACAATATATCTCCGCCGTCTAAGTGCCACGCCACTGCTTCCTTGCCGCCCATCTGATAACTGCCTAACGTGCAAATCAGATGCAAGAAGTAGCCCGACGGCAATCCAAAAGAATTAAAGTTTGGCGGCATCTCTCCGAGCGGGCCTTTATAACAGGGTCCTGATATTGCTATCATCTTTCCGCTGTTGTTATATAGGCTTATCTGGCATCCTACGAGACTTCTTACAAAGTCTTTCTCGGCATCGGTAAGATCTTCTCCGATATCTGGTGTATAAATCATAAAAGAATTACCGCTGAGGTCGTAGTTATCCAAGCATCCCTGAGTGAAATTTACCCAGCCTCTGCCTTCTTCCCAAAAGCGATCGGATAGCTCATATCCTAATTCAAATTCTTTGACGTACAGTCCGATGTTTTCCTTTGTGATGTTTGTCACCTTCCGTCGCAGCGTGCCGTACAGCGAGAGATTACCCGTTACTATCGTGTTCTTGGTATCGAGTGTTATCTTGCCGTTCTCGATGTCTATGCCTGTCGCCACCACTGCATCGTCTATGGTTACGTCGTAAGGCGAGAGGCTCCAGCCTTGGTACGTATCGCCTTCTTCCAGCATCGGACGACACAGGTCTATCGCTCCGTTCTTTCTCACGCCTGTCTCTATCAGAAGGCGGTTACATGCTGCCGGAACGCTCACCGCCACCTTGTACAATGCCCAAACGTTCAGTGTCTGACTGTCAGGGAACGGGATGCGTGCCACCTCCGTGCCAGTCACGGAGGTGTTGTATGTCTTTATAGCCACGTAGCTGCCATTGTCGGGCTTTGCCGTCATTCTCATCCATACGCTGAATATGTATTTTGTCTGCGGCTTCACGCGCACGTCCTTGAAGTACAGGCCCGTCCAAGAGTTTGCAGTGGCTCCTATACAGTAGCATTGGGCATAGTTAGTACCACCCACGCCCTGCGTCATTATCGTCACTTTCTCCGTACCGTTGATTGGCGTTATTTCGTCATATTCCCTCAGCGCCGAGCCGACGATGCAGTTACGTGCCACGTTCACTGTCTCCTCCGTCACCTTCAGCGATATCTCACGGGCCGTCTGCTCAATGGTCGAGGTATACTTCTTCAGCTCGCCCTGCGTCTTGATGGGGATGCCGTTTACGTCCGTTTCCACTGCTCCTACACGGTTCGTCAGCTCCGTATAATCCGTCCGCAGCTTCTTGTTGTCAGCCGATATCGTCCCCGTAAACTTTGCCAAGTTCACCAAAAAGGGTATCTGCTGAGAGTATAGCGTACTTCCGATTGCCATATACACGATTACGTATCCGCTCGTCACACTCACACCGAGCTTGCTGTCTTTGTTTATCGAAGCTCCCGATATCGTCACGTCTATGCCGTCAGTCCGCTTTGTCAGCGTCGGTTTTCCGCAGCCCATGTTGCTGTTGCTCGGGAAGAGATTGCTCACCTCCGATGTGATGTTCTTACCGGAACGCATCACTTGTATTGTGGCAGTCTTGCTTACACTTGCCGATACGACGCCGTTCTCGTCTGTGTCAAACACAAGAGGTGCATCCTTGACGATAAACTCCACCGCGTCCTTGCCGTTTGCTCCGGGGTCTCCCTTGTCGCCGTCCTTGCCCTTGTAGGCTATGGCGTATGACACCGTCGTATGCTCTCCCTCCGAATCCTTGTAGGTCACCGTTGTCCTCGTCCAGAGATAGGGCTTCGCGTCGGTGGCGGCGATGATGGCCGACTGCCATTCCGTAGGTGTCACCGTAGCGCTGTCAGATATGGCGTACGTCACGCTCATGTCCGATATCACCACACCCTCGCCCTTCACGCTGCCGATGTCCAGCCAGTACGTGCCAGTATTTGTCCAGAGTATTTCGCCTATCTTATACGAGTCGCCGTCGTTTGAGTCACACACGATATATTTTCCGTTCTTCCACTGCACCACGCAGGGACGCTTGCTACCACCTTCCATGCCCGTAGTATCGTCAACGAGATAAAGGCCATCCTCGGTAGGCGTTATCTGCTGTAGCTCCGTGTATGTCTTTGCATGGGCAAGAGCGTAGCCGAGCACCTTAAAGCTTGTGCCCGTATCGCCCTTCGCGCCGTCCGAGAGAATCGGAAGTGTCAGCGTTACAGTGGTGTTGTCCGCATTGACCGTTGCCCGTACCGTCACCGAAGCGAGGAGGTAGAAGCTTACGCCGATGTCAGACAGGCGGTTTATCGCCACGCCGCTCTTGCTTTCGCCGTCCGTGGTAGTGTAGTCTGCCGTCAGCAAATATCCGTCCTTCATCGTTTCCGACACGTTGCCCGTGCGCTTTGTCAGCGTGAAGGTAATGTCGTTCGGTGTCGCCGTCTGTGAGTTCGGCTTGCGGATGATATATTCCGAGGATGGTACAAGATTGTACGTCACCGTCACAGGGTCGATTACCTTTTCAGGGTCGTCGTCGGTGAAGAACTTGAAGTTCTTGGCGTTCTTGAGCACAAGAAGAGGAGAGTCTAATGAGGTCAGCGTCTTCCACTGATACGGATTCACCGTGTCTCCCGTCTTGTAAGGCGCACCCATAGCGTGATACATTGACAATGCCGGAGCATTTCCGTTGTCGCTTCCGTCCTCCGTAGATGTCGTCAGTTTTATGAGGTTGCCGAAGCGGTTCCATTGTATTTGGTCTCCAGCTTGTACTATCACGTCGTAGGGCTGCGGCGCCTCAGGCTCCCCGCCGTCTGCGGATGGCTCGTAGCCGAAGAACATGCGGTTTGCTATGACGTTGTTGCCGTCGTCGGTTGTCTTGCCTTCCTGTTCCTCGAACACCGCCGCCAAGCTCTGCTTCTCGCCCGTTGTGGTCACCTGTATCATCACATCGCCGAACACTAACGCCTTGCCGTCAGAGCCTATCACCCTTTGCGATGTCACCGGCACGCAAGCCTCGCTGCCCATGAACGTCCTCTTGTTTGACAGTATCACGTAGTCATACAGCTTGCCGTCCTCTAATGTTTCCTGTCCCGTGCCCACCACAAGGCGCCAGTAGTAGCGGTTCTGAAGGTTCTCCGTCTCACCCGCCTTCACATTAAAGGTCTGGCACAGCGCCATCATGCCCACATGCCACCAGTTTGCCGTCCGTGTTGTGCCGTCATCAGCAGCAGCATAGCATTTGTAGCCGACAGTCACTCCAGCATCATCCAGTACGTGAGCCACCTTCATTATCTTGCTGCCAGCGTTTGAGAAGAGTGTCGTGCCGCCCGAATAGCTCACCTTTCTTACCTCAGCGCTTGCTGCGAAGAACTTCGTGCGTGTCGTCAGGTAGTCAATGTAGAGGTGGCTCTTGCCGTCCTTGCCCATATAGAGGTCAAAACCCTTGCCGCCCACGATGGTTCGGTCCTCGTCAGTAGCCTCAGCGTTGCGCACGCTCTCCACCACACAGCTGCTCAGCGTGGCAGCCCCTTCGCCCGTCACGCCATATCCGTCCTCAGTCCTTCCAACGGAAAGACCGCGAAGGAAGCGGATAACACCATTAGCTTCATCGTCTTTATCTTTACGCAAATAATGCTTGAGCTCTGGGGCATCCGGACTGACATCCTGCGCCATCTCTGCCAGTCTTGCCAGTTCTGCGGTTTTTGCCGTATCTGCGGTTTTTGCATGATCAGCCTCAGCGGCTCTGCCAGTTGGAGCTGCCGCTGAAACGGAAGCAAACGAGGATCCTCCAGACGATATCTTGACGCCTTTGGGCTTTGAGAATATTTTGATATCTATCATATCTCGCGTAATGCTAAATTTACCGTGTCGTATTTCAGATTGTATCCAAAACCGGTAATCCAGAACTCTTTATTCATAGCCGGATGCCTGTAATGGTCGAACAAGGAAACGTCACACTCTTCGTCTTTGATGTTTTGTTTTAAAGTCACTCTCGGAACATGACAGTCGTCGTAATGTGCGTTTATATACAACTGCTCGGGCTTCGCCTCTTCTCCTGTATTGTAATCACGGATCTTTAACAATCCATTGCCGGAGGAAGCAAGAAGAGGAGTAGAAAGGTATATGCCGCTTGACACTCCCAACAGCTGTCTTTCTTCAGAAGTCAGGTCGCTTGTCAATTTGAATTCGAGATCGTCCTTGACGTTGCTAAACCCTTCGGCAGTGTCACTCATGTAGATAATATCGTTATCGTCATTGTTGCTTTCATAACCTCCGCTGTCACTATAAAGCTTTACTTCGAAATTCTTGAGTATGATGTTATCTGTGTGAGCAAGAAGAGAAACGTCCTTCTCCTTCCATTTCTCACGTTTGAACCATGTTTTGTGACGGCGGGTAACATCGTTCCACACTTCATTAACCGGACCTAATATTTCAAACTTTACAGCACCGCTCAGCTTGTCAGAACTTTTGATGGGTATAGCCGTACCTTCGGCATCTATGTTCATCCGATAACTGATGTTGTTCTGTATATCGTATTCCTGTCCTATGATGTAGTCGCCGATTTTGGGGTTGAATCCGATGGTGAAAGACTGGGAGTAATACTCGTCATCATTCGCGCATTCTTCACGCTTTTTATACGGTCTCCATGCGTAGTCTGTTATTTTCCCTTCTCCGGTTCCCGGTACGTCCTCAGGAAAGAATGTTTCTCCGATTTGCTTTTCAACGACACACTTGTCGCCGATGACAAGCATACAGGCAAGAATGGCCACTTTGGAGATTTTGTCCGACGAGTCCTTGATGGTACAATAGTTGAACTTATAGTTCTGAGGTCCTTCGTTGGTAAAAGGCACCAGACCGGAAGCGTAGCTTTCGTTCCACTGAGGTTCATCATTCGGTCTTTCTGTCTTCCAGTACTTGCGGGTGTAGTATCTGCCATCCTTGTTAGTACGTGAAGGTACGGTCTTATGCCACCATGCGGAGAATTCATTATTCCATTCTTCCTTATCATGCAGCAGTTTGTATTCGCCCGTAACCTTCATGACAGGAGCCAGGACGATGTTTCCGGAGATAACGATGTAATTCGTTACGGACTCATCCGCTGACGAAAAGACCCCGCCCGCCTTATTGCCAGTGTAGACCGCGCATGGAATCCATGACTTTATAACGTCTTCATTCGGATAGGTTATGTCTTTGTTGTCATTGAGGTTACCATGTATTGATATAACCATACAGCTGCTCATATCCACCTTCGAAGTAGGAGAGTTGTCATTCGTCTTTGCCTTTGTCACTATCTTTCCCATCTTGATGATTGCAGAGCCAGGGTACATGCCGAGATGGTCGGGTAGGGCATTCTGTCTCTTGTTTTCTCCGGAATATGGAGAAAACACACCGCCGACTGTAGTGGAGACCACCTGAGGTCGGAATGTCCACTGAGGATGCTTCATCACCCACACGTACCAGTCCGTTATGCTTGCCGCATCGTAGTCCGTTGTCCCTTCGTGTATCATTTCGTAGAAGGCGGCGAACGCCTTCATTCCTTCACCGTCGGATGAATATTCCGTAAGATACAGCTGCTTCCCGGAGAAAGGCGAAGACAGACTGCTTTCATCGAGAGGGGATTCTATGATGGAATCCATTGTTTTGGTATCGCATTTAAGAACAAGCTTATTGAAGGATTCGTCAATTTCAATCTCGGTCTTATCGTCATCAGCGATGTCCAAAGTAATGTCTGTAACGTTACGCGTCGTTGATTCCTTCGTCTCTCTCGGACTCCGGATGTCCCTCCATTCTATTCCGTCATTTCCCTTCGCAGTCTCCCACGCGTAAATCCGGAACGTAGTGCCTTCTTGCATGATATGCAGGTCAAGATATCTCATTATCTCTTCCACAACAGAGTCTTCCGTCCAGATGTCGTCTTCACTGTCACCGAGAAAGAGGAGTTCTGACACCATTATCTCCGAAAAGACATTCCATCTGTTGCCTTTATCATTGTATTTGCTTCCGTCGTACAGCAGGGAATATCCGTCCCCGCTGATATCCAGTGTGGCAGCTGTCTTGCCTATGGTATCGTTCAGAACGTCAAACATCGATCGCATTCCTGCCTTTCCTATTGCTGTGTCGTATGTATCACCGCCCTGTCCTATATTGAGATAGTTTGAGTATTGCAAGGCTGATATGGCGTCTATACAGTGGAGGTCCACGTCGTCCCATACTTCGCAGAATCCTTGCGAAAACGCCAAAGGCTCGATGAATCCCGCGAACACCATCTTCCCGTTACGGCGTATATTGACGACAGCGTCACGGCAAGTTGTATTGTAGAAGTCGCTGATGAAAGATGAACACGATATATGTATAGTCGCACTATGACGTAACAGATGATCGAAGGTGTCGTTCATCTCGTTGTTTATCTCCACCGGGTCGTCCTGCCAGAGAATGCCGTCTTCTTCCACGCCAATCTCCCTGACGATGGAACGGTCTCCTCTGGTGAGTATTTCCACCTTTATAATATTGCCTGACGTACTGGCAAATTCTCCGTGTATATACATATTGTAATGTTTAGCGTGATTATACAAGTCTGGACCTTCGTCCGGATTTAGAGGCTATCTTGCGGACATTTTCGGCTGTATGTACTATATCAGTGCCGCGCGTCCTGCCTTCCAGCGTTACTTTAATATCAAGAATGTTGGGCGCAAGTTCTGCCATACGGGGAATGTCCACCCTCTGCTGTGTAGGTACCGTAAACGTAGGCGGTACAAAATGCGGGGTGTTGACAATCTGGAACAGGCGGGCCTGCTGCCACTTGTTGAGAATCATTTCCCCGGAATTGACTCGTGCGAACTTTCTGTCACCGGAAGTTGAAGAGCCGCCGATGACACCACCGGTAGCGAAACCGGAAACGGCTGCAAGCGCCGCTACAACAGCTGCCACACCTGCAGCAATAGCGATAAGGTTTGCCGGGAATGGCAGTTTCGCGCCGCTGGCAGTGGCGTTGGCTATAGCTTCTCCGCTCTTTGCAGCAGTATTGGCGGTCGATGCCGCGGCCTCTCCAGCCGTTGCCGCAGCATCCGTTGTCGATGCAGCGGTATGTGCCGTTGTTGCAGCAGTAAGCATCTGATACAGCTTCACAATTCCCTGTACGCCTTCCGCCGTTGAGATAAATCCGTTTATCAGACCGGTTATTTTCTGCCATGCGTTTCCGTCACCCTCCAAGGCATCACTTATGCCCTGAAGACCATTGCCTACACCCTGTATACTTCCCCAACCGCTTTTGATATCGCCGAAGACCTTGTCGAATCCTTTCTTGTCTACATCGACATCCAGCTTCAGGGGCTTAAGACTGCCGTTCAATCCGGATATTTGTTCGTTCAGCGCATCAATCTGACGCTGGGCTTCATCTTTATCTATAAGACCTATCTCAAGATCCGTCTGTATACGGTTTGCCTTATTTTGGGCAGACTCGTAAACCTTACGTATGTATTCCGGTTCTCTGCTTCGATAGTCGGTTTCGTTGAAATACGAGTCCCCAACCTTTTTTTCTTCCACGTCTTTCGGCTGTTCCTGCTTCTCTATTCCGATACGGAGTTTCTTCTCCTTCAGCAGGGCGTCTATCCTGTCGTATTCCTCCTGAAGCGACTTTGCCGCAGCCTCATCGGTAGAAGCAGAGATTTTCTTGCGTATTTCGGAAAGCTTGTTGTCGTACCAGTCAATCGAACCTTCTGCGGGTGGAGGAGTGACATTCCCGTTTTTTGCGCCTACAGTTCCGTTCTTGGGGTTGATGGAAGAAGTTCCTGTCTGCGGAGGAGCCGCACTGTATCCGGCAGTCTGTTTGTACGAGATGGCGTTGTTTGCTCTTACTAAGCGTTCTAGCTCGTTTTTCTTTGTCTGTTTTTTGTTACGAATTGACTTTACTGTAGCGGTAGCTTTGTCAAGATCGCTGGAACCCACTTCTTCTACCGGCGTATAAAGAGTAACCTTCTCCCCATTTACTCCTGAAGAAAAAGTTGTCTTTTCTGTGTGTACTTTTCTTTTTGTGCTGTACTTTCTCTTCTTTCCATTGCCATCATACAGCACACCCTTCTCTTCTTCATCAAGATCTGCAATTTCATTGGCGAGTTTGCGTATCTTGACTTCGTTGATCATCTGATTGCAATAAGCCTTACTGTTGGCTGTAAGAGCTGTGTACCATTGTGCGACAGTAGAATAATATCCCAAAGTCTCGCCGTAGGTGTTGTTCATGGAAGCGACGATTTTTCTTTCTGCTTCCTTGCCGCCCTTAAATTCTTTCAGCTTGGCTATATCCGTATTAATAGCGGATACAATCTCCGTCCTTTGCTGTATCTCCTGCTGACGCAACGCCTTTGCCTTTTCTTCCTCAGCCGACAGACCGTCTATGCTGTCTGCTGCCTTGTCAGAAGATGTCGCAAGATAAGATATGGCTTCCGTCAGTGCCCAGATGGCAATACCTACGCCGGTGGATATAAGCAGAGACTTGATAGCCACCTTCAGGGTTGTCGCTCCGACAGCTGCTCCCGTAAACGCAGCTTGCAGCACTCTTGTCACGGCTGCTGTGCCTATCATTGTGGATCTTGATACAATCAAGGCTGCATTAGTGGCAAGTACACGTATCTTTGCCAATACATTGACGCCACAAAATGTCATTAGCGCCTGATTTAAAGCGAGCAACGATACAATCGAACTGCCGACCTGCGAGGTGATATCGAGATACGGCATGATGCCTCCTAAAGCTGATGATATGACATCCGTAACTTCCGCAAACTTGTTTTTGAGAATTTGCAAGGTTGCAGAACCGCTCTTGCCTACAGCGTTAAACGACTCGTCCATCGTGCCGGCGCTGTCCTTCATAAGACCGACGTTTTCCTTGAATTTGGGTGCGAGCTGTCCAGTAAGCCGCCCTAACGCCCTCAGACTCTCGGCACTTCCAAACAGCTTTCCGTAAATCTCTTGCTCAAGCATGCCGCTGCTCTGCGCAAAGGATTTGACGTTCTTGTCGAGGTCGGTAAGAAAATTGCTGAAACCTCCTGCCGCCTTGATAGCTGCCGCATCAAACTCAATACCCATCTGCTGCGCCATCTTGCATGCTTCGCTAGACGGTTTTACCAAAGCGGTAAAAATCGCAGCCATCTGCGTCGCCACCTCGTTCGTATCTCCACTTACACCCGTGAGCGTGGCGAAGCTTGCCAAAAGCTCGTCTATACTTACACCCAACGTAGCAGCGTTGCCGGCCACTCGTGGCAGAGCTCCGGCAAGCTGTTCGAATGATGTTACGCCGTTTTTTGCCGTGAGCTGTATTTTATCCTGAATATCTCCGGCTGCATCCCATTCGAGTCCGTAGTTCTTGATTACCGTTGACGTAACCTTCACTACCTCTCCAAGATCAGCCATACCGCCAACCGAAGATCTGGCTGACGTGTTGAGGAATGACAGCCAATTGTCCTCAGGGACGCTATTGCTTATGACTTGATACAGACCATTCGCAAGTTTGTCACGCGCTACAGGTACTGTTTTTGCCAAGTCGGCCACCTGTTCCTTGAGATTGGAAAAATCGTCGCCGCTTTTTCCTGCCATTGTATTAGCTTCATTCATGGCAGCGCCGAAACTACGGCTCTCTTCCGTAACACTGTTAAGGGCTCCGGCCAGCTGAGAAACCGAGTTGTTGATATTCTGAAAAGCCATGACCTTCTGATTGAAATTCACCAGAGTCGAGGTCAGCTTTTGAGCACTTGTCTTAGACACGTCAATCGCACGGCGCAATTCCTCCACTGAAGAAGTGGCAGAAACCAGACTTTCCTTTCCGTCAACATTCAGTTTAATGTTAAACTTTATTTCTTTTGCCATATTTTTAATGTATAAGCAACTAAGTAACCGATATTTTTTTTCTATCTTTGCGATAGAAATCAAACGGTACAACACAATGAAAACGAATGAAGTAACAAAACATCCAAAGGAAATCAAAGCCGAAATCAGTTTTGAGATTATCGGTGAGGATGAACCAACGAAATACGACAAAAGACGTGAACGCTGGTCAACAATTGCCGCATGGGCGTTATTGTCCCTCATTGCCTCCATCATCTATGCCATGGTCGTAGGATTGGAAATATCATCGTTACTATTCTGTAGCATCAGTTTCGCCATATTCTTCTTCGCTTGGATGAAATCCACGGATATAGACCCAAACGAAGGCTACTTTGACTATCCAGATGGCTGTTACTGATTCCTTCCCGTCTTCTCCAACACTTTCTCAAAACGCTTTAACGCATCTTCCTTAGATACAGCCGGGGATACTTTCGTGTACTCCGGCTTTTTCTTCTCCCATGGAAAGGGTAGAAGTCCGTGGGGTGTTAGTCCTTTCTTCGCGTACGGCTGTATGGTGATTGTCGCAAGCATACGCATACGCTCCCAACCGTCTTGATACTGCGCCGTCCGCTCCTCGCTGTACGCCTTGTATATATGACTGAACTCCTCAGGTGTAAGGATGCAGAAATCGCTGTAGGGCAAGCCGATGTCTCCAACGGCTATACCCAACAGTTCAAGGATGCCTAACTTTTTTTTTCAGCGCCAGCATCTTCCTGGTCTTCTGTGTTGCCGTTTATGGATTCCGTCCATTCCGTGATGTCCTCCGGAGTCAGACTGTCCGCAAATTCCATAAGCGACATGTCGAACTCCTTGCCTTCTCTCTTGCATGCCGATTTTACGCAGCAGAACAGATATGTGCACATGTCAGAAAGACTACCGTCAATCTCGGTGGCTTCCTTTCCGGTTTCTTCCTTGAAGCGCAGCATTGCGCCCATGGTCTGACGGCAAGGGTATTCCTCGCCGTTGACCTTTATTGTAAGCTTTGCCATATCTGTTATACGTTTTCGCCCGTTGTAGTCTTGCCCGGATAAATCTCGGGTTCTCCGTCGTTCTCAAGAGATCCGCTGTAGGTAGAGTCATCCTGCGCCGGAGCCTGCTGTTCCAGTGACGCGATGACAAAGTTGCCCTTGACGTAAGGAGTAGTGTCTTTCTCTCGCTTGAACGCCTCCACCTCCACACTGGCTCCCTTACCCCAAAGCGGAGCAATCTCCTCGTAACCATTCTCTGTCTCGCCGTAGAAGACAAGACCTTCAAAGCTGATGGACATACTAAGGCCGGTGACACCCTTGCCCTTCCACATTCCCTTCGACTTCTTCTCGCTTGCCGCCGGCTTGACGGCGCGGTCTTTGGTCTCGGTGTTGAAGGTCAGCGTATGCGAGGTACAATGACCGACGGCTTTGCCGCCTACCTTCAGCAGCAGGTCGCTGCCGTTTACATAATCGTTTACTTCTGCCATATTGTTATGTGTTAAATTTGTTTATACTCTGACATCAAAAACAAGAACCTGGACGAAAGCGTCCCCTTCGTACGTCTCACTGCTGTCAACAAGTGTACAGCTGCGGAGACTAAGACCATCGGACGACATCGTCTTGTGATCGAGAGCGACTCGCACAGCCTCAGCAAGGTCAACGCTTTCGGAATAACCAGATGCGTAGCACGCCACTTCCATCTCCACGCTTTCCGCTCTGCGCGGGTCTGTCTTTGCCGTTCTGCCGTCAAGCCTCAGACGTCTGTATGTCACGTAGGGCAATATCAGATTCTCGGTAGGAGAAAATACAGGAATGATATTACATGTGATTTCCTTCACCTTTTCATTGTCCAGCAGGACATCACGAATGACGATGCCTGCACTGAGCGAACTCCTTTCCTTTTCCATTTTCCTTGTTCTCTTAATCCAACAGGCCGCGTTTGCGGGCTGCCTTGTCAATGTTCTTTCTGAAATCGTCGAAGATGCGGTTCTCCACGCCGTCAGCCGTCTCGCGCTCGGTCTTCTCAAGGAAGTGGTAACCGCGCATATAGCCGGTGGAATGACCGCTGCGCTTGTAGTTGCGCACCTTGGCTCCGCTCCATCGGCTGCTGCTGAAGAACGACTTCTTCCTGCGGCCTACGTTACGGCTCCTCGTGCCGTCTTCCGCCCACATGAGCACCGGCTTGAGATATCCCTGACGGTTCTGATGGACGCCTCTGATTCTTCCGTGCGGCTTCACGCTCACCATGAATCCCGTTCCGTAGCGTTCCGGATAGGTACGGACGTAAATGCCGCGCGACACCTTCTGACGGGTTCCGGCTCCGAGAGGTCTGCCTCCCTTGCCGCCCGGAGACGACGAAAGATTGGCTACGGCTGCTCTCTTCACTCGGTTTCCCTCACGTCTCATGGCACCCTTCATCGCCTTGCGCTGCTCTTTCAGATCAAGCGCCTCGAAGACTTCCTTGAACGGATTCTTTATGTCTGTGACTCTGTTGTTTGCCATGATTCATGCTTTAATATATTTATTCGTTTATTCTCTCACAGACCAAGGTATTGAAACCTCTGTCAATGTTCGGAATGACGGAGACGACGGTGTAAAGATGCCCGCCCATGTGTTCCACACGCCAGCCTTCTTCAATATGATGGGCGTCCCGCACGTTCCACTCTGTCCGATAGTCGGCAAAGGCTTCGCCTACCTCGTCAGACCGCGAGCCGGTCAGTTTCCGGCGTTCCGCCCAGACCATAGCGCAGCGCTCCCATACCGTCGATTTCTCGCCAAAGCGGTTCGCCGTCACTACAGGGCGTCTCACTATGAGCTTATATTTGAGTCTGCCTGCCTTCATTCCTCGTCTCCTTCCTTATAACGGCGTATCCTGACAAACGGTTTCACCAGTGCCGACACGCCGAAGGGAACTTCGTGCTGCTGCACGCCTTGCGTTCCTTCCGCGTTGTCGTACCACGAGCCGGCCATCAGCATAACCGCCTGCACGATGGACGGAGGAAGGGCTCCATCGCCCATCTTTATAAGCTCGTCGGCGGTCCGGTTCGTTGCCAGAACCACCTGTTCTTCGGCTGCATCGAGATAGAGCTGCAGCTTCTCGTCGTCGGTGTCGAAATCATCGGCGCGGACATGCTTCTTGAGCAGACTTAACGGTATTGTTGCCATGACAGCCTTTTGTCTTTACCTGGTTAACCTGCGTGCTTGCTGAGCTGCGCGAACGCCTCCTGACGCAGTACGGTCAGAGCGTAGTCGAGGTTTATCACGAAGTCGATGGAGTTCTTGCGGGCGAGAGTGTAAGGGTCCACGATGATTGTCATTTCGCCGAAGATACCCTGTGGGGCATACTTGAACGAACCGAACTGAACATCCCCCTCTGCCACGTAAGAAGAACAGAAGACGGGCACGCCTGCAATCTTGCCGTTGTCATCCACGATAGCCTGGTTCGAACCTTCCCACTTCGGAGAACCCTCAAGCAGAGCCTTCTCCGTCTCGGTCATGACGTAGCACAGACCCTCTGGCATGATGCCGGAACCGAGGACGAGACCCTTGAGATTGAGAAGTTCCTTGTATGTCGGAACCTCGCCTGTATACTCCATCTTGTTTGCTGCCTTGAGATTGACGAACGGACCCACGAGATTGGTGGCGTTCGATACCTTTGTCTTCGAAAACATGATCTTGTTCATGAGCGCTGCGACGGCAACAGGCATATACTGTGTGGCTACGGTCTGAAGAAGATCCGCAGTCTCATTGAGAGCCTCGCGTGTGATAGGAACCGCCACGCCGATACGCTCCGGTTTCGCGATGAGCTTACTGAGGGGAATCTTGGTGTCGCCAAGCTTGGCGCCCTCGTCATTGATGGTTGCCTCGAATGCCTCCACTACTGGCCACTGATAGTTACCCTTAAGACCTGTAAGCAAAGGAGAACCGATGGCGGACAGAATAAGATTGCCGTAAAGAGGCTTCACGATGTCGCCCATGGTTACAGGGCCGGGATTTGTCGATGCGTCCGGATTGAGGTAGTCGGAAGTGTTGCCGCCGAAGTCGCTTGCGACGGCACGGCTGATCTTCAGCTCGAAGCGCTTGTTCTGGGAAATACACTCTCTCATCTGACGGTTCGCTTCCTCTGCGTCCTCACGCTTCATGACCACGATGCTCTCGGTGTTGGCCTTGATCTTCATCTCAAGGATGTCCATTTCTCGATAGAGAGCCTTCTTTTCTCCCTTCTCCGCTTCGGTGAGCTCACTGCGGGCCTTGTCTTTCTCAAGACCTTCAGCCATCTCCTTGAGACGAGCCTTGATAGCGTCAATACGCTCGTAGGCTTCGCGGAAGTTGAATTTTACCTTACTCATAAAAACAAAACTTTAAATTAAAATTAAACAAAATGATTCCATTTACGGGTACGCTCAGTCGATCCTGCGGTCTATTACCTCTCGGAGCTCCTTCAGTTCCCGGCTCTTCTTCTCCACATCCACCGGATGCACATCCTCAAGCGACACCCCTGTCCTTTCCACTTCGCGACGTGTGACGTCGGTCTGTTCGAAGGCAGGATTGGGAGTTATGGTGAAGTCGTACACGTTGTCAATTCGCTTCACGTGACGGATAAGGATGTCATCGCCGTCGCTGTCCTTCTCTTTCGTGCGTTCATAGCTTACCGCATTCTCTGAGTCAGCCTCATCGGTTGAATAGATGAAGGAACATCCGTCGATGTCACCGCGCTGCACCAGCTCCAGAGCCTTGTCGCCGTCAGCCGTACGGGGCATTTCAGCCCAGAACTTCACGCCTACCTCGTCAACCTCGTAGTTCAGCGTGCCGCTGCCGTTCTTGCTTCTTCCGAGGATGATCTTCTGGTCATGGAACATGGTGAGACGTATGTCCTGCTTGTTCAGCGTGTCCATGGTGATGCAGCCCGGCTCGAGCACTTCATAATAGCTTCTCCACCATTCGCAGAGCAGCTTCGACCGTACACCGAACTTCAGGGCGTAACCCTCGATCGTGCGGCTTTCCTTTCCTTCCTCCGTCGCTTCACGCAGATGGAGTCCGGACATTACTGATATTGTTCTTTCCTTTATCATACTTTATTGCATTGATTGTTCTCCTCCTGACACAGCATTATCCTGATAACCCAGAGGCTTGATATTCGCCGACACGTACACGGTGTCGCCACCTTCCACCTCAGGCTGGTTCTCGATGCGTCGCCAGTCGTTGATGGTGTAGATGCCGCTTTCGATGGTCTTCTTCTGGTAGTCGGCGAGCGCCTGAAGGTCCATTGCGTATATTCCGCGGCGGTCGAACACGAATTTCTCCTGACAGCAGTTCGCTCTTGAGATAAGCTTGCGCTCCAGCTCGCTTTCTATACGTCGGAGTATCGGATTAAGGGTATTGCTCAGAAACGCCACGTTTGACATTTCTGCGCTTTTGTAGTTATTGCTTGTGTCGTCAAACACGAACGACGGATGAACACCGAAGAAGCGGCATATCTCTCGCACCGTGAATTTTCTCGTCTCAAGGAACTGCATGTCGGTGGACGAAAGCGAAATCTGCTTGAACTCGACGTTGCCGGGGACGGAAACTATTCTCTCGCCCGACTGGAACCTCACGTCCATCGACTCTGCAGCGTTGTCAAGCTGGTCGTCCTGAACATTGCCGAATCCTGTCACGGTATTATCATTCGATACGATACCGTGCACGTTTCCTCCGTTCTGAAAACGGTATCCGGTCTCCCTTTCGCCGGATGCTGCTATCTGCATCGTACGCGCGGCATACGAGAGTACGCTTTCTCCCCTGCGTCCGTCGCTGGTATGGAGATAAAGATGTATGATGTCTTCCTCGTCGAAGGTTCCGTACACGCCGTTGTAGCTGTCAGTTATATGGTATTTGCCGTTAATGGCGTCATGCGACACCGTATGCGGAGAACAGAGCACAAGGTCCGTTATCTCTCCCATTATCCGACGTGGATATATATAGGCATTGCCGAGGACAAGCATCATCTGCACAGCCATCGACCAGAACGCCACGGCTGACATCTCCGGCTGCGGTTGCACTGTAAGAAGATAATGGAGATTGCTCTGCGTGTATTCAGTGTAGCGTCCGTTCTTGCGCCGCATGTACTGAAGACGCAGACTTGCGACGGAATCACCGAGAAGCTTCACGCAGCGATAGACAGTAGCAACCGCCATTGCCGAACCGTCACCATAAGGAGAAAAAAGGATGTTTCCGTCACCGGAGGTAGTGAGTCTTCTGCGGCTGCTGGAAGACAGGCTTTCAGAGTCGCGCTTGAAAAGTTTCCTGATATTTTGCCACCACTTGTGACTCATGTCTTAAAAAAAGAAAAAGCCGGCTCACCGTCCCAGAGGAGGAAGAAAGAATTTCTGTTCAGGTTCGCCGGAGTTGTAAAGTATATCGTTATGACCTAAAAAAGAAGTCGTTTTGTCTGACGCAAATTTAGCGAAATTCCGCATTACTCCAAAGCCATAACAATGATATTTTAAAGCCTTGTCAAAATATCATTGTTATCACATTGTTATCCGCAAAATCAGGGGCTTCAGAAACGAAAAAGCCTCCGATGTTCGATACACCGGAGGCTGTTGTGTGAAAAAACAAAATACAAATCACAATGCCTTGCTCATTGAGCTTAGCTTGTCTGAAATGTCATTGAGGGCAAAACGCAGGGTCTCAAGTTCCTCGTCGGAGAACTTGGCAGGCTTCCCGTTGACCGTATTGCCGTTTAGCTTGTGCGCAAGCCATGAGCGCGACTTCTTGAAGTATGTCTTCGCTATGTACGCCATCGAAACCATGTCCGTAATCTCGCCGAGACGTTCTGCCATACGCAGTTCTTCCGCTTCCTTGGATGTCGTCTCGAGGAGCGATTCAAGAGCTTCAGTAAACTCTTTCTCGTTCTCATCCCTTAGAGACTGCATTTCTGCCGCTACAGCAGCACGCTCTTCCTCTGTTGTCGCCTTGCGGTTCCGCTCGGCAAGATCTTTGATTCTGTCTTTTATCTCTGTCATAATAATATATCTTTTAGGTCTTTTAAAGAGACTCCTCCTTCCTTGTGACGGAGGAGTCTCTTTTTTCAGCCGTTCTTGATGTCGTTTTCCAGTTCGTCGATTTCTTTTTGTGCTATCTTTTTGTAAGTACTGGGGAACTTGTTCCAATACTCAAGATAGAAAATCAAATCTTTTTCCTTTTCTTTAAGTTCCTTTGATTTCTTCTTTTTTACCATGCTGTTGTATTTGTTTTTTCACAATACAAAGGTAATAAACTTTTGTTGATTATGCAAGGAAGTGAGCGATTATTTTTCAACAAATGTTTATTTTATTGTTCCACTTTGACTCCGAAGGGTGCGCCGTCGGCGAATTGGATGTCGTCGAAGGCAGCCTCGAAGTTTTCGCCTTCGTAGCCGCAGAAGTCGCAGCCTTCGTCGTTGAGCGATAAAAAAGACATGTAATCCTTGCTGTTCTTGCTGCTCATGATGCCGAAGGGTCGGTGCTTTTGCATTTCCTTCCAGCATTCCTCGACGTTGCGGAAGGGACGGTAGGAGGATTCGGGTTTGATGCGATATACGTTATTGTACCAGTTCCATACCGGGTATTCGATGTCAATCCACTCATCTGCAGATTCATCAAAAATCTCTATCTTCTTGCCGTCTACGTATGCTTGCATGACAGCGATGCGCTCTTTGGTTCTTTTTTTTGTCATAATTGTTTTTATTTTTATTGAGTCATACTTGCGACATTTTGTAACCCTTCCTCTAATTGGCCTAACGACAGACCGTAATCACTGATACGGGCTTTAAGATTAACGATTTTACACTCACATTGTCTGATTCTTTCCCGTAAGACAAAATCGGAGTCGTATTCGCCGACCCAATAAAGTCCACACTCCAACATGTTGGGGACGTAGAGCTTATCAGCCTCTTGAGTACAGGCATTTAAGGCAAGAATATATTTTTTATTGTGCGGATGTATCATAAGATACTCCCAAGTCTGAAACTCTCCGTTGTGGATCCTTGTTATCGTGCAGCCGGGAGTCAGTTGCGACAGATCTTTTAATTGCTTCATGTATATTCGTGATCTACTTGTTAATGGGTGGGATTACCAACTCCCAATCTTCGGCGAAGATGTCTTCTGGGGTGGGGTGCCATGAGTCGGCACTGCGGTCGCTACGGATGATCAACATCTGATTTTCGTAGTCAATGTGAGGATTTACGTGGTACATCAGGATATCCTTGGCGACTTGGGGAAGCGACTGCATTTTGGGGATGATGTCGGCTGTGATGTGCGAGGGGACTTGCTTGACGACAAATTTCTTGTGCCATCCTTTCCTGCGGATGGCGCCGCCAGCTTTGAGGAAGTTAACGGCTGTGCCGAAGTCGAAGGGCATACAAAGATTTCCGCCTTTAGCTGCGTCTATTCTGTTGAGAAGTAACCCGTGATAATCATGCATAATCATATCCTGTGCAGCGAGCAGAGTCCTTGCAGTATATCCCAACTTCTCAAAATTGTCGCTTTCGATAAAGTCTCCGCATTTCTCGCCACGATCGCAGATTTCCTCGCACTCGTTCATCAGTCTGTCAAGGAATGTCTCTGAAAGTTTGTAGGCTGCGTCGAAGACGTCTTTAGGGGACCATGACTGATAGCCGCCCTCATATTCTACGAGGTAGCCAGCCTTGTCTGTTTCACACTCGGAAGGTCTGACACCTTCTTTCAGGAGCTTGCATTCGTAGGCTTCGCCCATTGTCATGGGGCGTGCCTTTACGGTCTTAGTACCTGTGTACTGTTTTAATTGGTTGTTCATATTTTTTTATTTTACATTAGGATATTTTACAAGTTCGAACTCATACGCGAAGACATAAGGATTGGAATTCCACATCCCTTTGCCTGAAATTTTGTCAATTAGCGACGCATAGGCTTTGCGTGGCGTATTATAAAAGTCCTCGAAGTGTTTATTAAAATTCGGAATATGGAATTGAGGCGATTTGAAACCGAAAGTTGTTCCTTTTTCAAAATAGACCTGTTCAATACCTTCTTTCAGACAATCCTCGTCACTGATGTCTTGCAGACGCTCTAAGCGGATTCCGGTAATGAGAATCTGATAAGACATCAGCTCGGCACGGACGAACATCTTGTTGCTGTAACCTTTGCTTTGCCTTAGCTCCTCCCTTATCCCCAAATCAACACCGACGGTCTCTGATACATACGCTTGAATGTCTTTGTATGATTGGGCGACTGCGACAATCTCCCCAATCTTATAGGCAGAAAGAACAGGTGTGTGATTATCTTCAGCCATGACAATTCTGACCCCATCCTTCTCTTTCAAACGGTACACTATAGGATTTTTCATATCGGCATGAAAGACCCTTCTTGTCTGAGTCTTCCGGCTTTCGATTACTGCTTTGGTCAAGCCGTAGCGGTCATTGAACATTATCTTTTTCATAAATTATTCGGTTTTATTTATCTCTATCTCCACTTCAACCTTGTTTGTCAGTTCTTCGTTCATGACGAAATTAACATGATGGAAGAATATACGTCCGAGTTCATGGATAAGATTGTCTTTTCTGCCCTCCTCAGCAGAGTGCGTATTCTCTATTACCGTCACATACTCATCTGTCTCGACAACCATTCCGTTGTCAGCCTGTTTAATCGTTAATTCAATTTTCATTTCTTTCTTCTTGTTTGTCATAATCCTTTTCAACTACGACAAGAGCCGTCTTTACCATCGCCCCTGATTCCTTGAATGATTCGTCGGGCAACTCACGCATATACCCTCCGTATTGCCCTACGACATTACGTAATTCTTCATACGGGCCGTCGTTACGCCATAGGACAGCAGCCGAAGCTATAGCGACTACCTTGCGTCTTGCTATAGATATGGCTTTAAGTATATGACGCGCATCCTGCTTCTTACAGAACGGAGGATTCATAACTATTACGTCGTAAGGTTCTGACGGCTCGAATTCCATAAAATCATCACCAACGATACGGAATCCCGCCTTTTCAAGTACAGCCCGGTTCCTCGGATCGAGTTCTATGCAGTCAGGCGAGGGCATGAAGCGTGCAATATCGCCCATTCCCGCCGACGGTTCAAGCGTACGTTCCCCGTCACGTATGTCAGCTATCTTCACGATTTCATGGGCGAGAGCTTTGGGAGTAGGGAAGAATTGAAATGCCTGACGGTCTGAAACGTACTCGCCGGTGTCAGCGATGGATGTAATGACGTCGCCTACATCCTCCTTGAACACAAACGCCTTCTTGGAGCTCGACCACTTGCCGCCGATTGCTTTCAATACCTTGCTTACACGTTCGTAAAGCTTACGATCCAACTGTCCGGGCAGACGCAGAAGACAGTCGTCAATTTCGGAAGTCTTCAACACTTCCACTACAGAATTGTCAATTTTCATGAATTTATGTTTTATTGAATTTTTAAAAGCCTTGAATACATGCCGCGATAATCCGCTATCATCTGGAGAGTTTCACTGTCCTGCGGAAGGTTCTCAAGCATGCCGGCGATCTCGCTTAGTTTCTCAGACAGCTTGCGCATATACGCTCGTTGCTCTTTTCGTTCCTGTTCTATTACAGAGATAATTCCGTCACGAGACAGGAAGTCTTCTTTCTTGTCCTTACAGGCGAGTATCATAGTGGCTATAGACGTAAGACGCGACACCAGCCACTCCTGAACAAGTAGTTCGGGCAGCGTGAACCGTATGGTCTTCAATACATCGACATCCACTTTACTCTGAAAGCCGAGCACCACCTCGTCCGTAGTATCAGGTATTGCGTCAAGCAATAGACGTGACACCACTGCCATAAGATATTGGCGAGACACGCCCGACTTGGGACGTAAGGCGCAAACATGCTTTGACAGTATCGCCGGACCGTCAGTATTTACCCCTATCTTGCCGAGCGTACCTACTACAGAGATTATTATGTCACCCTCTTCTGAGAAGACCGGATAATTAAGCTTCTCACTGCACCATCGTTTAGGAACGAACCGTCCTTGTATAAGGTCGGACGCGCCTACCACGATAGGCAGCCCTTCTCCACGGTCGTTGGTCTTCTTCTTGTCAACGTTCTTGCCCTGCAACACCTCACAGACGTCTGCAAGAGCCACAACATTATCAACGTTATTTTCCATAACTTTAGTTTTATTCAGAATTGTCTATTGTGCCTACAAGATGTTCGTTACCCTCGTAGGGGATGCATATTTCATAGTAGGTTGTACCATCGTAATAGCATCTGTATACTAATATAATGTGTATTTTTTGTTCTATTTCAAGACAAAATGAAAGTGGAATTTTCTAATGACCGATTTGGGTTTATTATTTTACTTCTTGAATATACGATACGATAGTGCTGAAATAAGCCTCACATGACAATAGTTTGCCTTTCTTGTTGCGTTTATGATTGCGAAAGCGCATCTCGTATACTTCCGACAGCCACAGGTCGGTATTGCGCAGGGAGTCGGTGATTAGACTTAATGCTGCCTTGTTGTACACAGCATCTTTGCCTTTAGAAAGCTCAGGAAATTGCTTTTGCATTAACATTACCGCTTTGCGTGCACCTTGCAGATAGGCAGAGTACTCTTGCAGTCGGCGTAAGTCAATCTTAATATCCATGCTTGCCAACTTACGAAGCAGTTCATCCTTGCTTATATCGTCAATCATATATCAATCCTCCAAATCCATTAGTATATCTCGTAGCCAGCCCTCGACCATGATAGGGTTGTAAGATGTTTTTGCCATTACGACCACAATTCATCCATTATCTCGTTGATGGTTCTCTTGACACTGTCCTTGCAGCACAGCAGGTTAGGGGAAAGCCTTAATTGGGCTATGTCAAGCAAGCCACTCTCCGCATCCTCTAATGTGCAGACGACTGGAGTTTTTTTTCTCACACGTCGTTCTTCCAGATATTCCTCGATTTCCTCCGTAGACAGTTCGTCAAGCACTTCTTCCCATATCTCATCCGTGTCGATCCTTACTTCGACTTCTTTATATATTGTTGCCATCGTTTGCTCCTTTCTTTTATGTCCTTGTTGATTTTGATTTTTATTTGTTTAATCGCTAAGTCTATGCTGCATCATGAGTCGCCATGCGACCACGTTTCCGAAACAGGTAGACCGGAATCGTATGCGCTTTCTGTGATAACTGAACTCGCACACCCATCTGCGTCTTGTCTGACCGACAAAACCGACGCCACGAACCAATCGTCCGCTTGTTCCGCGTCCGTTCTGTTCTCTGCCCTTGCCGAGATTGCGCTGTTCTTCAATGTAGATACATCCCTTTCTTATCATGTCTTTTCTTTATTGTTTTACCATTTCAGTATTCCCTTGAATGCCTTTTGTATTCCTGCACGTTTCACTTCATCAGACGGATGGCAGTACGTGTCCATTGTTATCTCAACCCCGGCATGGCCGAGGATGGAAGAAACAGTTTTTACGTCTACGCCTTTCTCTATCATCTGAGTTGCGAAGGTATGTCGCAGACAATGATATTTAAGATATGGTACTTTAGCTGCCTTGAGCATATTCTGAAACCATATCCTGAGAGTCCTTGTGCAAGTCGGTGTGTCTTTTAGCGTAGCGACGAAATAGTCATCCGGGTAAATCTTTGCATAGTTCTGCAGTATCTTACGTAACCTTGGCACCATCGGGATATAACGGTCTGACGTGGCACTCTTGGGAGACTGCAATTGTCGAGACATAACATAAGCTTCGTTGGGATGGAGTATTTTTTGAACATCTTTAGTTATTGACACACATGTACGCTGTATATGTATGACCCCCTCGTCGAAATCCAAGTCGGAGAACTTCAGACCACATGCTTCACCTATACGTATACCCGTAAACATCGTCACCACAATGACAAGTCCGGCAGGAGTGGGATTGCTCTCAAATACCTTTATTATCCGCTCATACTCATCCATAGTAAACCGCTTGATACGTTGTCTTGTCGGGTTCTTGCGACTGTCTTTTTCATGTTTTACCTTCCAGTCTATTGACGGTAGATTGCTTATGCCTAAGTTTTTATCGGCATAGCGCATTACCATCCTGAAGACCATCAGTAAATCGGTTCTATAATGGCTGCTCATCTGAAGCTCGCAAAATGTCTCAAAAACACCTTTCATTTTAATCTCGTCAAGAGAGCATATATCCGTATCTGCATCGATGACCTTTGTGAAAGTATTGCGGTCAAACCTGTATTTGGCGAATGTAGTATCCTTCACCTCCGCCTTATGCTCCTCCAGCCACCTGTCGAAAACTTCAAAGAATGTCATATATTTTACTTCCTCCTTTTTTCTTTTATTGTTCTACAATACGGTCTCCAGGCTTGGCGATAACAACATCACTGAACCCGAGAGCGTCGTCATTTTTGTTAAGCAATATATAGCGGGCCTTGACCGTGCGCTCAAGCACGTCGCCATGATAGACATACCCCATAACGCCGCGTATACTGAGATTAAGCAGCAGCAGCGGAATGGCGCGGTCTGACAGTTCCCAGACGGTTATCATGTTCCGTGACGGGAAATACTCCCACGGAATGACACGCTTGCACTGTTCCCACCATGCGCTTATGATAAGACCACCCGTGCCGGCTGTCGGCTCGTGTATGGTTCCGGTTGTGGGCAAAGCCAGCTTGACCACTATCTCCGACACCTCCACAGGAGTGAAGTCCTGCTTCTGTTTCTTGCGCTGCGCGAATTCCTCCTCGTACATCTGCCTGAACCAGTCGTAGCTCATGTCATGTCCGTTAATGTCGAGCAGCTCTTTGTAGATGGCATCGCGCCGTTTCTTGTCGCCCATGACAATGTCCATGACAGCCTGCGGAAGGTCCATTATGTCCTCCACTTTGAATATTCTGCAGCAGTCTTCCTTTTTCATAATGATTTTCTGTTTCTTGTTTTTTTATCTCTCGTACGACATCATCAGGCCGATGGTCATCAGCATTGTGATGGTGCCGTCTATTTTTCTGTATTGTGACGATTTCAGCGGCTTCTTGTTTTCGAGCCGGTCCGTGTCTATCACGCAGTTGGACAGGCAGAAGGCGTTGATGGGGTTTGCGTCAAGGACAATACTCGGAGGGTTCGCCCATGCCATCATCTCGAACGACTCGACCGGAAGGTTGAACGATCCGTACGTCTGGGAGAACGGCATGAGCACGTGCTTGGCTCCAACCGAGGACAGAATGTTTACGAGGTCGCGGCTCTTGTATGCGTCGTAGCCGATACGGATAATGCGCAGCGTCTTCGTCCGGCGCTGTATGTCGTCCGCTATCATTCTCACGTCAATGCAGTCTCCGGCGCAGAACTTCAGGTAACCCTGTTCGTGCCACGTCCGGTAGAGCTGCTCATTCGGATGCCCCCGGAGTGCTCCTTCTGGGAAGTAGTATTCCGTATGACTGTAGAATCTTTTCGTTTCCGGAGAATACACCGTGTACGACACCGCAGAGAAGTCGTCATGGACGGAGAGGTCGAATGCGACGGCACAGTCCAGACCACTCCTGACACCGTCAATGTCGAATCCGGAGCACAGGCTTGCCGCCTTCTCGTACGTGAACCACGTCTTCTGCTCGTTGGTGGAGAAGACGTTCAGAAGCTTCGTTCTGAAGATCATCATGTTCTCGGCTGACATAAGCGCGTTCCGGTATTCCTCCTCGTAGTAGTCAGGCTGCACCGTTATGCCCAAATGAGGCTGCACCTTGCGCCATGTCAGCGGAGAGTCTTCCGCGTCGTCCACGTCCGGCATGAACAGCGAGGCGAACACGCGGTCGTTCTGCGTCTCCTCCCTCAGAATGCTCTTCACGCCTTCCAGTTCATGAGCGAATGGGCCGTCCACCACTTCGCTTGCCGTCGTAATGACTACTGTCAGAGGTTCTCGGCGCGGACCCATTGACGAGGTGAGAGTGTTCTTCAGGTCGGCTCCGTTCTTCGATGCCGTGTTGCGTGCCTGCGAATACTCGTCCATTATCACCAGAGAGGCGAACAGACCGTCCTGCGTCTTTGCGTTTGCCGTCAGACAGCGGATGAATGCATCGCGGCCAGCCTTACGGAACGTGATCTTCTCGCGGTTCACGCGGAAGCTGGTCTCTCGCGGATCGATGTCGCGCATGATGGCACGTATCTCGTCAAAGCAGATCTTCGCCTGTTCGTAGGAGTTGGCGCCGACATAAGCCTGTGCGTTGTTGTCGCCGAACAACATGTCGTATACGGCAAGCGAGGCGGCACTGGTGGTCTTCGAGAACTTACGGGGCACGAATATGTATACCTGACGTGTCAGCCGTCGTCCTTCCTTGTCAACGAATCCGAAGATGTTCGCAAACTGGAAGCATTGCACCGGCGTAAGCTTGTAGCGTGTTCGTCCGCTGCGTCCGTTGAAGCGCAGCATCTCGTAGAACCGGAAGAACTTCTTCACTCTCTTCGCCTTCCATTCATAACGCCCGAGCATCCGGAAGAATCTTCTTACAGCGAGCACCTCGTAAAGGTTGTGTTGCTCCGGATTGTCCGTGACATCTTCCACGTACAGCAGCAGTCTCTTGTCCGTATCGGCAAGGGCATAGCCGAACGAGCCGGTGTATTCCGGCTTCATCCGCTGTAGGTCTCTTACGGCGTCCTCTTTCAGATCCCGATAATGTTGCTTTTCTGTCTCAGTCATTCAAAGAATTTTGTTTCGCCGGTCGTTGCCGGCCCTTATTCGTCCTCGCCGAAAGCCTTGAGGAAGTTGTCCAGACCGTCGCCTCCGTTAGCTTTCACTTCCTTTCCGTCCGTGTTCATGCCGAGTGCACGCAGGGCACGCTGGGCGTAGGTCATGTATGTCATGTACAGCTTTTCTGACGACGCCACTACCTGACGTTCGTTGCCTTCACGGGAGTATTCCGTCTTGACGGCTGCGTGTGACGCCTTGAATATCTCGTCTTCCAGCTCGTCGCACCTCACAAGCAGACGGGCGGCTATCTGTGCCTGTACGGACATTTCCGGGCTGTACTTGCCCTGCTTCTTGAGCAGCTTCACCAGATAGTCCTTCTTGTTCTTCACCGCCTTCTTCTTCCGGCTTACGCATTCCCTGTCCTTCTTCTCCGTCTTCTTCCGTTCTTCCTCGTCCATCTGGAGGCAGCCTACGGAAGCTACAGTACCGTCCGCTGACGTTTCGCCGGCACGAATCATCGTGGTGCTGTAGCCACGGCTCTTTCCGCGGGTCTTCAGGTAGAAGGTGATGGCCTGTGTGTCTCCTGCCTTGATGCGCTCCATCAGCTTTTCCTCGGCGGCGTCGGTCATTTCGTCCCGGATACTGTCTGTCTCGGCAGCAAACTCCGGGTCACGCCGTCGCCAACGGTAGTACAGCCTTCTTTCCACTCCTGCCTGTTCACATGCCTTGCTGACATTGCCATGGGCAGCGTTCAGGGCTTCGAGCATTGATTTTTTCAAGTCATCCATTGCCGGTATGATAGTCCCGTTATCTTGGAGATACTGAACCAGGTGTCACAACAGGTGTCACAGTGTGACAGTTTGGGCGTATACTGTGACACCCCCCAGACACTTTTTATTTCCACGCGTGTGGAAATAGGACGGGGCGAGGTTTACAAAGGGTATACCCCCTTTTAAAAAACACCCTCCCCCCAGCCTGTCCGAGAACATTAGTTTGGGGAATATCACAGAGGGCAGAGTCGCT